TTTTGGCCATTCATTTTTCGTCTCTTATTTAGGATTGCACATCATGTCGAATCCCCCGTCAGCACCTTTTCTCTCGACCGCGAACTCCTTCAGCAAGGAAGAACGGATCGCTTTTGAACGTCTCCTTGAAGGCTTCCATGACCAACTGGTTATGTCGAAAGCCGTCACCGTGTTCCAGAACGACCAGACCATGATGGCACGCGCTGGCGATATCATCCGCCGTCCGATGCCGTATATCGCCCGCTCGTTCTCTGGCCTCGACCAGACCGCCAACTTCGTCGGCAAGACGCAGCTCACCATTCCGGCCGCGATCGACACGATCCGCTCGTCGCCGTGGACGATGGACGCGACCGAACTGCGCGACGCGCTGCAAGAAAACCGCCTCGGCGACGCTGCCAAGCAAAAGATCGCTTCGGACATCAACCTGTCGGTGGTGAACGCTGTTTCGCAACTCGGCTCGCTCGTTGTCAAGCGCACCGTGGCCGCGACCGGCTTCGACGACATCGCACAAGCTGATGCCTTGATGAACGAATCTGGCATCGACTACGACGGTCGCTATTCGGTGTTCGGCTCGCGCGACTACAACGCGATGGCCGGCAACCTCGCAAGCCGTGCGTACATCGTCGAAGGCCAGAAGGCCGCAAACGCCTACGAAATGGCAACGGTTGGTCGTCAAGTGGCAGGCTTCGAGCGCGTGCTGAAGGCCGACTACATCGCACGTCTGACGGCAGCCGCCGGCGTGACGGTCACAGTGAACGGTGCAAACCAGTTCACGACGCCGAAGGCATTGGCAGCAAGCCCGACCGGCCCGCTTCAGTCGAACGTCGATAACCGCCTCCAGGCTCTGGCGATCACCGTCACGTCGGGCACCGTCAAGGTTGGCGACGCCTTCACGATCGCGGGCGTGAACAACGTCCACCCGATCACGAAGGTCGATACTGGCCAGCCGAAGACGTTCCGTATCGTCTCCATCGTTTCTGGCGCAGGCGGCACTGGCACCGTGACGATTACCCCGGCGATCATCTCTGGCCAGGGCGGTACGGATGCGGAACTCGCCTACCAGAACGTGACGGCGACGCCGGCATCGGGCGCAGCGATCACGTGGCTGAACACGGCAACGACTGGTGTGAACTGTTTCTGGAAGAAGGAAGCGGTTGAAATCCTGCCGGGTCGCCTGGCTGTGCCTTCGGATCAAGGTCTCGCAGTGATGCGCGGCACGACCGAGCAGGGTATCGAGATCGTGATGACCAAGCAGGCGCACATCGAGACGTATAAGTCTCTGTACCGGGTCGATTCGTTCTTCGGCACCTCGGTCACCAACCCTGAAATGGCGGGCATCATCTTGTTCAACCAAGTGTAAGCAAGCAAATCCGGGCGCCCTTCGGGGCGCTCTGCTTATATCGGGGAGAGCAATATGGCGACTACCAGCGAGGCGCGTGCGCTTCCATTTTTCACGGACCTCTACGGCGCGCCGTTGGAGTCCGGTTCCATCTATATCGGCCAAGCCGGTCTTGATCCTGTCGCCTATCCGGCGGTGGTGACTTCGGACGTGGCTGGCTCTGTCGTCCTTCAGCAACCCATTCGCACAGTTCACGGTCGCGCCACCGCGGCCGGCGCGCTCGTGCATATGTTCTGCCCGATCCCGTACTCGATTACGATCCTGGACTCTGCAGGGCGACTCGTCTACGCATCGCTGAACGAAACCGATCCGATCTTCACGTCGCTGAATACCTCGTCGGTGCAGAGCGCCGGCAGCATTGCCGAGCTTCAGAGCCGGTCTGGTGCGGCGACGAATCAGGTGTGGGTCAAGGATTCCGGCATGTACGTAGCCGATCCGACCGACCAGACGTCGCCCCAGAATATCCCTCTTGTCATCGTCGGAAACGACGGTATGCGTTACAAGCTCGCGTTGCAATTCGTCAATGGGCAGTGGGTCCATATATCGGGCATTGCAACCCCATCCGTACAGGGCGCGTGGGTTAGCTGGAATGACGTGGGGGATGGGTCTACCTATCTAACCGATAACAAAGGTACTGGGACAGGCGGTTTCGTATTTCGTACGGTTAATGCAGATAACAGTGCTGAAAGTGGGCGAGTCACATTTTCAGCGACCGGGGCAATCGTTGCAGATAGTGATATCAGATCACATACAAACGTCATTGCAGAAAACGGCATTGTCTCCCTCATCAGTGATGGCTCGCGGTCGATCCAGTACGTGGGCGGGCAGTATTCCCTGCCAGGAGCGTCATTAAGCATCAACGGCGCGCAAGCCGTAAGCGATGCAAATCTGTCCAGCAAGATCGCCACCATCATGAATACCAAGGCCGTAGGGGGCCTGACGCTAACGACCGGAGCGGCTCCGGGTGACCCCGGTACATGGTCTGCGATCGTCACCGGCGTCGGTTCAACCGGCGTCTCCATGTGGGTGAGAACAGCATGACATACGAAAACATCTCGAATCCGGTGTGGTTCGACGCCGCTCACACGATGGTCACTGTTGACGTCGTCTTTCCGGATCTCTCTGCTTCATCCGTGAAATTCAACGCTTCGCCTATTGATGTCATGGACTACGGCCGACAGATATACGCGGACCTCGTAGCGGGGAAATACGGACCAATCGCGGAACATACAGCATGACAACAATCAATGACCTTTCGGTTGCTTCGTCCGTCAGCTCTGACGACAAGTTTCCAATATGGCAGAACGCCAACGGGGTAACGCGCGGCCTTCCGATCTCGGTACTGGATGGGCGCTATCTGACTCAGGATGATGTGGCCGCACTTGCCGCAGACGCCAAGGTCGAAATATTCATTTCGAGTATTCTGCCGAACCCTGATGGCCTGCCTACGTTCGTGGCCGGAACGACTCTCGCGCTGACGCTGGCGAATCAGTTTTTCTCGGTTGACAACATTGAGGTTTTCTTCGACGGCACGTTTCAGGGTCCGGACCAGTACACCCTGATCGGCTTCGGACTGGCTTTTTTGTCGCCAATTCCTTTAGGTGTACAGAACGTTTACGTTCGCGGAGGTTCAGTCAGGATTATCGGCGCTCCTAGCGATGGAACGGTTACGGATGCCAGTCTGGCACCGGGTTCAAACGTCGCACAGGGTATCCCTGGCGACGGCAAAGTGACTGACATCAAGGTTTCGACGCTCTCTACCCTTTGGCACCGGATCAACGACACGATTACCGTCAAAGATATCCAGTTTGGCGCGAAAGGTGACGGCATTACCAACGATTCTGCGGCGTTCCAGGCTGCACTGAACTTTGCTGTAGCTCAAAACAAGCGACTGATTATCCCGTCCGGTGATTACATCATCAGCGCGCCGCAGATAGCTCAGTTCAGCAATGCGACGGGCGGCCTCAACTCTCAGGGGCGCCGGCCGCGCATCGAGGGCGAGGGTTCTGAAGATACGTTGCTGTTTTATACCGGGGCTAGCACATCACCCGTTCTTTCCGTAATTGGTGCTGGTGATTTTGTAGACATGATGACCGTCAGAGGTTTTCGTATCAACAGGCCGTTCACCACTCCCGCTGGCGTCGGTTTGCTGGTGAACAAAACGATTCACGGTCTCATCGAAGATGTTGCTTGCACAGGTTTCGATAATGGCCTTCAGTTGACGGATGTGAATGCTTTCAAATTGATGAAAGTAAATCTGTCCGGAAACAACTTTGGATTCTTTGCACAACAGGGCGTCGGAGGGACAACAGCGCCGAACCTTATTGAGTGGGATTCGTGCGGATTTTTCGGCAATGTCAAGAGCGCCGGCACATCGATTTTTGGTACTGCGGTAGCGTTCAGAAATTGCTCGCTTGAGGGTAACGGCGACGGCACCACGCCGACGCTCACCCTTACCTACAACGGCGGGACGGGTTGCGCGGCGAATAGCTTCTACAACAACTACTTCGAAGGGAACTGGGGACCGTCTGATATCCATCAGACGCTCGTTAATCCCATGCCGCATGGAAACATGGTTGTTGAGGGCAACGTATTCGACAAGATCAGCGCTACTCAATTCGTCACCAATCATATTGTCGCCGATGCCTCGTCATTGAGCGCTAATAGTAACCCGTTCAACATGCAGATCCGGGGAAACGGATTCTTTAACAGCGGCCTCGCGCCACATAACCCGGCCGTCTTGCAGGCGCCGGGTGGAAGCGGTTACTTCGGATTCCGTTCGAATGACATGCTGAACGACAACACGTACAGCTTTCCTTTAACCGAGGGTCCAGCCATAGCTCAAAGCTCACTGATCGACGGCGAGGCGGTATGTCAAATCAGTTCGGCTGGCGTCCTCTCGAACAATTTCGGCGTGACTTCATGTGCGAAAACGGGAACAGGCCAATACACGTTGACCATTCCTCAACTTACGTCGGCAGCGGCACTCGTCACCGTTACCCCTAATACAACCGGCATCGCACAGGCTAGCGGCGCTGTGTCGAGTTCAACTCAGGTAATTGTCCAGACCGCCAGCGGGGCCGGCGTTGCAACTGACATCGCGAGCACTGTCCGCGTGAAGATGCTTTGAGCAAATAACAGATGACCAAAACGGGGAATCAAATGAAAGATATCGCAGCGAGCGCTGTAAAGGCGGTTCCCCCGATTGGGGCGAACTGGTGGCTGTGGCTACAGAGCCATGACATCAACTGGTATGTCGCTGCTGCGACGATTGCCTATCTCAGTCTCCAGGCTTTTTACCTGATCCGCAATAACGGGCGCAGAGGTGGTGAATGAATCAGGACAACGAAGCGAAGCTCGTCGAAGAATTGCGCAGCGATGAAGGTGTCCGGTACGTGCCGTATGCCGATACGAAAGGCATTCCTACAACCGGGGTAGGGCACAACTTGCAAGCTTCGCCACTTCCTGCTGGGTGGTCGTATCCGCTCACTGACGACCAAGTGAATCAGCTTCTATCGAGTGACCTCGCGAATGTCTTCACGGATCTCGACCGTGATCTTCCATGGTGGACGGATCTGAATGACGTTCGTCAGCGCGTTATCGCAAACATGATGTTCAACCTTGGTTCCAACAGGCTTCTCGGCTTCAAGAACACATTGGCCGCGATGCGTCAGGGTCGGTATGACGACGCGTCAGCCGGGATGCTGAATTCTGCTTGGGCGTCGCAAGTCGGCGCACGCGCACAACGTCTTGCGCAAATGATGCGCGATGGAGTCTGACATGGCTGCTTTCGACCCAATCACCGCGGTAACAAACGTCGTCGGCCAGGTCATTGACCGTGTTTGGCCAGATCCTGCTCAGGCCGCTCAAGCGAAACTCCAGCTGCTTCAACTTCAGCAGACTGGCGAACTCGCACAGATCACTGGACAGCTCGACATCAACAAGGCCGAAGCGGCGAACGAAAGCAGTTTCGTGGCAGGTTGGCGACCGTTCATTGGCTGGGTATGCGGCGCCGGTTGTGCATGGAACTGGATCGGCCTGCCGGTGGCTAAATTTGCGCTTTCTATGCTAGGCCACCCGGTGAGTATGAGCGCGGCGGATCTCTCGGAAATGATGCCGGTCCTGCTCGGCATGCTCGGTCTCGGCGGCTTGCACTCGTTCGAACGCGTCAAGGGTGTCAGCAAATGAACCCTATCCTTCGCTACCTGCTTAACTGGCTGATCCTGCTAGATCAGGCTGGCAATACATTGGCTGGCGGATCTCCGAACGAAACCATCAGCGAGCGCGCGGCAAAGGCCCGCAACGAAGGCAAGCAATGGGGCTGTGTTCTTTGCAAGGTACTGAACTGGATCAATCCAGGCCATTGCGACAACGCTTTGACATCGACCATCGGCGATGACGCCGTGATCAAGGACTAAAAAAATGAAACGACTTCTCATTCTCGCGGCTCTCTCGTTGGCGTGCATCGCCTCGTTCGGTGCGACGCTGAACCCTATTCAGCTTTTGAACCCGGCAGGCTCGACCGCAGGACAGGCGATCATCTCAACCGGTCCCAGCAGCGCTCCCGCATGGTCTACTACTTTTTCATCAGCTACCCTGACCGGATTATTCACGGCGGGAAACGGTATCTTCACAATCGCCGGCACGAATACCGGAACAGCGCAACGCGGGCTCATGTTCGCCAATGACGGCACATGGTCGCCTTCTGCGGCATCCGGGAACTTTAACGCCTATACAGGTGTTAGCATCCAGGCCTCATCGATGACTGGCGGCACTGTCGCGCAGCGTTGGACGGCATCTAACAACGTCAATGAGACGGTAGTCACGACGAGCGGGCCGCCGACCGGCACACCGTCAACACCTACTGGCATGGCTGATGGTCATACGATCGGTTATGCCAGTATCGAGACTATCCCTGCGGGCCTATGCGACGGCTTGAACGGAAGCGGTTTTACTGGTCCTGGAGGGGCACCGGGGAATAACTGCTATCAGGAGATCGGTGGTTTTGAAAACACGGCTACTATCCTTTCCCCAGGGCATTACGTGGAGGGTATCGGTAGTTTTGTGAATGACAACAACGGCGGCGCTGGCGTTCCGATCCGTGCTAATGCATTCTTCGTGGCGATGAACAAGGCTAGCGCGACGAACACATACCCGACGTATGGCTTCGCAGCATTTTCGGATGGCGCCCAGCAGACGACGTTTGCCCCAACTGCGGCCTTTCGCGTAGATGGCGGCTGGCTCACCAGTCTGGATCTCTCTGGCAATACCTACAGCGGGGCGGCGTCTATCAACCTGCCTGGTAATCAGAAGATCAACGCCGATTCAAACAATCTCTTTTTTGGTGTTAATGGATCGAATGCTTTGGTGTTAAACCCGATCTCTTCGGCGTTGCTCGGGGAGTTGTCTATTACGGACTCGTCTACGTCTAGCTCTCCTACCTTGTCAGTAAATGCAACCTCTAGCACAATCGGGGCTAATATTCATCTGGTCGGCAATGGTGTCACCACGCCAAGCAAGACTTTGAACGTCACGAATGGGACATTCAATATTTTCAATAATGCGTTCAATAGCGCGCTATTCAGCCTGACAGACGCGGGTACCGCCAGTTTTACGGGACTGATTGCACCGACCAGCTCTATCGGTATCAAGGGCACAACGGCTGCTGACAATGCCCAGGCGGGGAGCGATGGTGAGTATCTGCCGAACAGTACCCTTGGTGTATCGATGACCACAGGGACACCCACCAATTGCACCAGCGAATCCCTTACGGCGGGGGATTGGGATGTAACCGGCGTCATTCAATTCAATCCGGCGGCTGGAACAACAGTCTCCGGGTTTTTCGCGGGCGCTTCGACTACGTCCGCAACGTTTGGCGCCGCGGGCACATTCCAGCAATTGACAGCGACTTTTACAGCGGGGGCGACACATGACTCAATCGTCGTGCCGACCCAGCGTATTAACGTTGCTTCCACGGCAACTGTGTTCGTAGTTGGACAATCTACTTTCGCTAGTGGCACGATGACTTGCGATGGATTCATCCGCGCCCGGCGCATTAGATAACCAGTCGGCGCACCGCCAGCTTCGCGATGCGTACTGGCGCCGCAACCTTCCACGACAGCGAATTGCGCACACGCATAAATTTGTCGTAAGCGGTCTCTTCGTCATCGGGGACGAGATCCTTTCTTCCCAGGCGAAGGGGCCGCGTTATCTGCCACGACGTTGACCGGTAGCACTGGTATAGCGAATCCTGATACGTGCCGTATATCTCTTTCGTTACCGGTTCACCCTTGAGGATGTTGATTGAGCGGGCCAGATACCTTTTGTAATCGTCCTCGACGTTCTCATTGGCTTCGACGATATCGCGGTAGGCGCACAGGATGCCCAACAACTCCGAAGCATCCGGCGATTCCTTCTCATCGGCAGTTTTCGCTTCATTGATGAAGGCCTGTCCGAAGCGCGGTATCAGACAGTCTTTCAGATAGAACCGGTTTCGTTTCGGCTCATCCTTGTATATGGCAACCAGCTTCCTGAAATACTTGAAGCGGCTGCGCGACATCTTGACGCTCCATGATGTTGACCCTGTGTGCATGCACCAGACTGTTACAGGCTTGTCAAGGTAGTAATTCGTGTAGCCGGCACGGAACAGGCGTAGGAACAGGTCATCATCTTCATAGCCCATGAACTGCTCGTCGAAACCGCCTACAGCCTCAAAGGCGCTCCGCAGGATCAGCGATGCCGATGGCAGGACATGCAGATCATGGCCCAGCATGTGGGTGATGTTGCCTTGCTTCGGGTGCATCCCGACCTGCTGGCGTAGCATGTTCGAATGGACAATGTTGCCGTCCTCGTCGCCTTCGCACAGGTCGGCATAGACGTATCCAAGCCGAAGATCCCGATCAGGGACTAGCGCCAGCAAGTCTTCGATATGCTGCGGCAGGTAGAAATCGTCCTGGTCGAGCAGGGAGATAAACTCAGCCTTCGTCGCTGCGATGCCAGCATTGCGGGCCGATCCCTGGCCGCCGTTCACCTTGTCGATTATGCGAAAGCCATATTTTTCAGCCAGCGGATCAAGCGCCGCGCGCTCGTCGGGCTTTGAGCCGTCATTGACGATCACAAATTCACTCGGCATGACGGTCTGCGAGACGACGCTTTTTATCGCGCGTTCGATCCACTTTGAGCCGTTGTAATACGGAATGATGACGGCTACGCTATTTTTGGTCTGGTTCATCTCTACTCTCCGGCGCGCACCGACAGGATGCGTTTTCGTCTGTTTATTTGGCATCGGAACAATACACCGATTTCTTTAGCGTGCAAATACTCGATTTAGGCTGAGCGACGTTTCTGCTTGTTCATTACCTTGCCGAAAATTACGTTTTCGTCAGGGAAGAGTGCCCGTATGTACGTTGCCTCGAGCCGGTCCATTTCATTTTGACCGCATGGACTGAAGGCGAAGGAATCGAACCGCGCTCCCCCCTTCATATGTTCGCTGATGCGGCGAAGCACGTTCACAGACTGCCCGACATAGACAACGCGGCCGCCGCGGATCAAAAAATACACGCCGCATAGAAGTGTTAATGGCATTGCGCCTTCGACAATTTCCGCGTGCGTCATGGGTGCCTCGAGCGTCGCTCTCATGAGATTTATAGGGAACTTAAACGCTCGAGAACTCAATGCAGATAAGGCGCCAACTCGCTCTCTTAGCTTTCCTTCCGCCAAGTCGGCCCATTCCTTGGCGCTCTCACAGGTGTCGAAGACCTTTGAGTCTCGGAAGCCTTTCACATAAATCTGTGCGCGCCATTTGCCGTTGACTATGGTGATGCTTGCCAATTCGGTTCTCCGTGGGGAATGTGTACACATTATCTACACACGAACGGCGCAAAGCCATATGTATTGGAAAATACGATGCCGGTCCCCGGCACCATTGATAAAATCTATGATTCACCATTTTTCACCATTCAATGGTAAGTCATGGTTAACAAAGGGTTTTTCTGGAACCTGCTGAAGTGTGGAAAACACGTGATTGACCGTGGCATGTAGAAGTTTGTAGACTTCCACACACATTCCACACACACGGCACTCCACACATGGCCTCAATCACCCAGCAGCCAAACGGGAAATGGCGGGCGCAAGTCTACGTCAAGGGCCAGCGCGATACTCAGGTGTTCAGAACGCAGCGCGAAGCCAAATCCTGGGCCGGAGTTCGCGAGGAAGAAATGCGCCGGCTGCGAGGCGTCCCGGAGGATCAGCGGCATACCCTGCGGCAGACACTCGAGCGATATGTCGAGGAAGTGACCGAAAAGAAAAAGGGCAGCCGCCACGAGACGCTGCGCATCACGGCATTCATCCGGGACTTCCCGGAAATCGCTGATCTGCCACTTTCCGATGTCAAGACGCCAATCCTGGCCGGATGGCGCGATGCCAGGCTAAAGACGGTCGCCGGCTCGACGGTGAATCGGGATATCAACTGGCTGCGCAACGCGCTCCTGACAGCTCGAGATGAATGGCACTGGATGACTCACAATCCGTTCGCCGGCTTCAGGTTTCCCAAAGACCCGGCGCCTCGAGATCGACGTGTCACGCCGGCGGAGGTCAAGGCGATCTGCAGGGCATGCGGATATGCGACGGGCCGGTTGCCAGTCACAAAGACTCAGGAGATCGCGTATGCGTTCCTGGTCGCGTTACGCACCGGTATGCGGATGGGAGAGATTCTTGGGCTCGGCCGGCACAATCTCGACCTGAAAAAGAGAACGGCGACGCTCACGCACAAGATGCAATACATGACCGGCAAGCCTCGAGTCGTCCCGCTGACCAGGCATGCGGTGCGCTTGCTATTGCCGCTATCGTCTCGAGACATGTGCTTTACCGTCACCGCGGGTTCGCTCGAGACGCTGTTCAGAAAAGAAAGGGATCGCCTGGCGGTGGCGATCCCATCGTTTTCAACGTTGCACTTTCACGACACAAGGGCAGAAGCGCTGACGCGCCTCGCTCGCCGCGTCGATGTAATGACGCTGGCGAAGATAAGCGGCCATAAAGACCTGTCGATTCTTCAAAACACGTACTATCGAGAATCAGCCGAAGACATCGCCGCGCGCCTCTAGCTCGGCCGCAATGCCTTGTCCACCTGCTCGATCGGAATCAGGCCGCACTTGTTCAGTTTGAACTGGCCGGCGCGGAGCATCTTGCTCACGGTCCAGCGACTTAGCCCAAGCATTTCGGCAGCCTGACCGATTGTCACCTGGGCCGGTCGCGGCCGGCGCGCCTCGTAAAACTCGAAAGCCCGTTCCAACATTTCGATTTCGCTCATTTCCCACCCCAAGCTGTCATTGTCAGATAACCTTTGATCACGTCTCTGTCTCTCCGCTTGCCGGACGCGCGGCGGTCAGTCCGGCCGTGATGGCCGCATCGATAGCGAAATCAATATCCTCCGGGCATTCAACGTCTGCCAAGTATGTAGCGGTAGGCAATCCGTCCATGCCACATCGAAACACCCAATTGCGCCACCACCGATACCGCGCTTCGTCACGCGATACAGTCAGCGCCCGCGTCTGCTCCACAGGTTGCGCAGCCTGTGCTGGCTGCGGGGCGGCGAGATAGAGCTGCGTTCCGACTTCAAGTGGACGCGTCGCCTCGATAACCGTGCCAATGTCATCGGGATTGTCGCGGACGATCGCTACCGGCTCCGCCGATTGCGCTGGCGCGGCACAGTTCTGGCCGCAAGTCGGGCACGTAGCAGTTTCTTCTGATTGCGCTGACGCAGCAGCACTTGAAAGCGCCCAGCGTGCGCCATTTATGAAGCTCTGCGGGTCATGGGCATCGGTAGCCGCAAGCGACAGATCAAAGTCGCACTGCACCGCGGCAGGCTTGCTTGCAGATAGCAGGGCGCGGATTTCTTTGTCGGTTTGAAGTCGAATTTCGGGATCGCTGACGTGCTTCGTCGCAATTAGCACTACAGCATCAATCGTGTCATCTGTCAGTTGCATATTCGCCCTCACTTCGAGCCTGGTGGGTTGGGTGGTCATGTGGTTGCATCCAAGGTCATTTGTACGGGCGTAGGCTGCGCAGGTTCGAATAGCATTTCCTGCCGCTGGGCATTGGCGATTCGCTCGCATGCGATGTCGAAGTAGCGCGGCTCGATTTCAACCCCAATGAAACGCTTACCGGCGCGCACTGCGGCGACTCCGGTTGCGCCCGCGCCCATGTACGGATCAAGGATCGTTTGACCCTTGATGAACGTCAGGCACCAAGCCATCAGGATTTCAGGCTTCTGCGAGGGGTGATAGCGCTTCTGGCCTGCAGTCACCTCATGCCGAGCGCCTTCGCCAACGCACAGGCCGTCCCACAGCAAGCGAAAGATCCGCATCGGCTGATCTCGATTGATCCATGCGGCCTCGCCATCGCCTTGATCGCGCACCTTGCCAGTAGGAACCTTGTCCCACACCAACCAGCCACCGGTGGGAAGGCGATCGGCGAATTTGTGCGCGCCCCAAAGTAGGACTTCCGGCGCGGCATTGATCCACGGCGATGGATCAAACGGTTCTTTGTCACCGACAATCGGCTCGTACAAGTTCGGGCGAACCATCAACGCTTTGCCATTCCGCTGAACGACAGCGCTTTCGCGCGAACCGCCCGCATAGAACGTGTTTACCTTGTAGTCTTGACCGTATGGAGGATCTGAAACGATTGCATCCACGCGTTCAAGCGTCGACAGGATTTCACGGCAGTCGCCGAGGTACAGCGTCGCGCTACCGATTACTGTGGGGTTGCTCATCTCTACTCCCTATAGTTCGATTGCTTCGCGCGCTGCGCGGACGAACTCTGCTGCCGCTTGCGCGTTGATCGCGTTACCGTAGGCGCGCAGTCGTCCCACTCGGGAGGGAGCCCCATCAGCCAGCGGGAATGAGCCGGGTTCAACTGGCCGCCACTTTTCGTCCCGGCAGAGCAGCCAGTCAGCAGTTCGCCAGAAGCCGTTAGTCGGGCCGGTTCGTGCATCATCGGCAAGCCCAACTCGAGAATCGCCCCTGCCTGCAGTTGCTCTGTCGGGTGCGCTAACTTCGCCACGCCAGGCAGGCATAAATTCACTTTCCCCGATGCTCCGCTGCGCTGATAGTCCCGCGCCTTGCTGTCGCCCGTCGTCGGTGACGGCCAACTCGCCATGCACGCCATCGCCGCCAGATCCGGGCCGTGCGATCGCATCGCTTCGCGAATCCCGCCCTCCGTCGATCGCACACCCTTGTCCGCGAGCGCAGACGTTGGCGTCGGCCATGAAGCCAGCCACGCCACTCGACCCAACAGAGCGTTCAGCGGCACGTTCGCGCATTCGCTTCCGTCCTTGTGATCGCGCGTAGTCGGCGTCGGCCACGAAGTACGTTCTGTCGCGGATGTGCGGCGCACCGACGCCCGCAGACGGGAAAGGCGTCGCCCCGCAGGCGTAACCCAAGGCTTCCAGGTCATCGAAAACAAGGTCGATCCAAGGATCGACGTCCTTGCTTGCAACCTGTTCGCCAAAGAGGATTGCAGGTGCGCGCTCCTGGATGAGCCAGTGCCAGGCCGGCCAGAGGTGCCGCTCGTCAGCAAACCCAAGTCCTTTGCCTGCCGCGCTGAAAGGTTGGCACGGACAGGAACCGGTCCAAACAGGTCGGTCATCAGGCCAGCCGGCGAGTCGAAGCGCGTATGACCAGACACCGATTCCGGCGAAGAAATGGCACTGGGTGAATCCGCGAAGGTCGTCTGGTCGAACATCCTCAATGCTCCGTTCATCAACTTCGCCGGCGGCGATATGCCCCTTGGCGATCAGGTTGCGCAGCCACTGCGCGGCGTATGGGTCGATCTCGTTGTAATACGCACCGGCCATATGGAATCTTCAAAAAGAAGCCCCTGTACGAGCGGGCCTAAACACACAGCCGCGCGGAGATCACCACGCGGTTTTCGGGGGTTCAAACTGTTTTCGTCTCAATGCGCCGTGTCGATTCGAGACTGCGCCATACGTCGATCTTCAATTCCGCAGACTTCATCAGCCAGCGTATCTTTTCTTCCTTCTCCACCGCGGCAGCCAAAGCATTCAGGAATTCGATGTATTCCTTATTCGCGTAGGCTTCGCGCTCCTGAGATATTGCCGACTTGTGCCCGGCTTCTTCCGCCTCGCGCATCAGCAGCGCTTTCTTGCTCTTGCGGAATTCTTCGAGCTGGACCCGATCAGCTTTGGCCGATGCCATCGCTGCCGCGTTATCCCGCAGGAAATCGAGGCAACGGAATATCTGGATTTCTGACTCGACGTCGCTCATGCTTATGCTAGCTCCAGCCGGTCACGTTTGACGACCCGCGCACCCGGCACATCTTCGCCGGCCTTGATCGCTTTTCCGATGTCGGCCTTCGAAGGCTTCGGATCGGGCGTCTTCGGCGTCTTCATGAACTTCGCCGGGATCTGCTTCTCGTCGAAAATCTCAACGGCTGAGTCACGATCGACATGCAACTTAGCGCCGAATGTCCCATCGTGCGCTGTGATTTCGCTGATGCCGGCGCGCTTCATGCTGACCGCCAGATACTCCCGCAGCTTGATTTGCTTGCTGACGATGGCGGCCTTACGCGCGGCAACCTGGGCCTCATGTGCCTCGATTGCAGAGACGACAGCATCCTGATTCAGGATGTAGGCACAGACGCTCACGCCCTTGTCTTTTGTCATGGCGAGCGCTTCAACCAATGCTTCGGACA